GCTGGAGGTCTATTTGACCTTTACAATGTAGAAAACCGCCAAGAAATGTTAGAGGGCTTACAACTTATGGAATCTGTGGCTCTTCGTGAGATGAATAAGGAGAATAAGAGTGGCTAAAAAATTAGAAACTTACACTATTAAGATTGATTTAAAAGGTTTAAAAGATCTAACAGGTTTACAGCGACAATTAAAAAATTTAGAGAAATCAGCAAAACCTGTAGAAGGTAGTTTTAAATTATTAACAACAAGTATTCGTGATGTAAGCAAGTTCACACCAAGAACAATAAATCAATTCAAACAGAAGGAGAGAACACTTAAAGCATTAAGGGATGAGGTAAAAGCAGGTGGTGTAGCTTTTAAAAGATTAGGAAGAGAAATCGAAGATAATCGAAAGAAATTACAATCTTTCAATCAAACTCAACCAAAAGGAGGAATGTTTGCAAGACTTAAATCCTCTAAATTTGGAGTTGGAGGTAGGGCAGCACTTGGTGCAATGGCTGGTTCTGTGGCAGGTAATTTTGGGGCTACAGGTCAAATGGCTCTTACAGGTGCTGCTTTAGGAGGCCCAGCAGGTGCTATTGCGGGTGCTGGAATAGGGGCAGCAGTTGATACTGTAAAAGCCGCAGCTTCTGCTGCAAAATATGCTGCTTCGATTGGTCGTTTAGAAATTGCTTTAAAAGGCGTAACCAAAACATCTGCGGAATTTAGTAAAGCACAGGGAATTATTGCAAGTGTTTCAAATGAGTTAAACGTGCCTATTGGTGCATCCACCAAACAGTTCACTACATTATCTGCATCTGTTATTGGTGCAGGTGGTAATGTTGACGATGCTGAAAAAGTATTTAGAGGTGTATCAGAAGCTATTAAAGCTACTGGTGGAGATGCTGAAGATGTACAATCTGCGATTCGAGCGATGTCACAGATCTTTGGTAAAGGTAAGGTGTCTGCTGAAGAATTACAAGGACAGTTAGGAGAAAGACTACCGGGTGCGGTGGTTAAATTTGCAACAGCAACAGGACGAACATTACCTCAGTTACAGAAAGACTTGAGAGATGGAACTGTGGGTCTTAACGATGTTATGAAGTTTGTTGTCAAATTAAGTGAAGACCATAGAGAAGCAGCTTTAAAAATGGCTGATAGTGGAATGGATGCAGGGCAAAAATTAACTGTTGCAATGCAAAGATTACAATTACATCTTGGAAGAATTATGCAGCCTATAGGGGCATTTTTCCAAAAATTAGCTACTGCCATAGTTAATTCTGTAAATAGAATTATTGAGGGTCTTGGAAGATTATTCAATATTGGTACAGAAAATCAAAGAACAAATTTAGAAAAAAGAGTTAAGAGAAGTAGTGATGCTTATACTATTGCTATTAGGCAAGGATTAGATAAAAGTAAAGATCCTAAAGATAAAGCTAGATTTAACAGAATTAAGAGAGAGAGAGATGCAGCTATGGGTAGTATGCAAGATTTCTATGCTGAGAATCCAACTGAGAGTGCTACGGCTGCAAGTAAATTTGATGATCCTACAAGTGCTGGCGAACAAGAGGTTGCTCTTGCAAAGATAAAACAAGAGCTTGGTCTTATTGGTGAGCAAGAAGTTAAAAACTTAGAAATTAAACAAAGAGCAATAGAAATACTGAATGACGAGCAATTTAAACTTAGTGGGATAAATCTTACACAGGAACAAATAGAAGAGCAGTTAAGAAATAATGCTAAAGCAGCATACAATTTCAAAGAAGAATTAAGAAAAGTAGTTGAGGCTGCTACAGATTTAGGCACTAATATGGAACAACTCGTAGTAAGTTCTGTTAGTAGGTTGGGGGATGAATTTGCAAATCTTGTTGTTACTGGTAAAGCAAGCTTTGCAGAACTAACACGATCAATATTAGCTGATTTACAAAAAATGATTATTAAAGCTTTATTGTTTAAAGCTATTTCAAAATTTACCCCTTTAGGAAAGTTTCTTAATTTTGGACAAGGTGGTGTTGTTGATGGTGGTGAGGTTACTAAAAGTGCTAAAGGAAATGTTTTTGCTAAGAATAAAATTGTTCCGTATGCAATGGGTGGCATAGTTGATAGACCAACAATATTCCCAATGGCTAAAGGAATGGGACTTATGGGAGAAGCAGGCCCAGAAGCCGTCATGCCTTTAAAACGTGGTGCTAATGGAAAACTTGGAGTGCAAGCATCTGGAGGGGTGTCAAATGTAGTGGTTAATGTAGATGCTAGTGGTACAGCAGTAGAAGGTGATGAGGCAGGTGGTAAAGAACTTGGTCGTTTAATTGGGTTGGCAGTACAATCAGAATTATTAGAACAAAAACGACCTGGAGGACTACTTTCATAATGGCTGCTTTTCCTACCACACCTCAACCAGATTTTGGATTAACAAAAAGATCAGCTCCAAAAAAAAGAATTGTTCGTTTTGCAGATGGTTATGAGCATCGCATTATCTTTGGACTTCCGCAGCATCAAAACGGAAAATTGTTTGATTTGACTTGGAAAAATATAACAGAGGCAGAAAGTGATACCTTAGAAACTTTTTTAGATGCGAGAGCTTTAGATGGTGCTAGTTTCACATACACAGCACCAAATGAGGCAGCTCAATCTAATTATGTATGTGAAAAATGGACAAAAACAATAGATTTTCCAAACAGAGCAACTATAAAAGCATCTTTTAGGGAGGTATTTGAGCCTTGAGTACTGATCCAGTTTTCAGTGAAATACAGAAGCCAAATCCTTCTGCAATTATTGAGTTGTTTACTTTGCAATTAAGTAATGCATTGCATGGTTCTACAACGATTTATAGATTTCATAGTGGTTCAAATTTAAATGCAAATGGACAAATAGTTTGGGCAGGTAACGCATACTTAAGGTTTCCTGTACAAGCGGAAGGTTTCAAGTATGAAAGAGGAAAAAATCCAAGACCAAAACTTATTGTTAGTAATGCATTAGGAACAATGTCAGCGATCTTACTATCAGTGAATACTGTAACAACAGGTAATGATTTAACAGGAGCTACTTTTACAAGAATTACAACTATGGCAAGATTTCTTGATGCTGTTAATTTCGCAGGTAATACAAATCCTTTTGGAACTCCTGATCCTACAGCAGAGTTTGCTCGTGAGATTTTTATAGTAGATCGTAAGTCTGCGGAAAATAGAGATATTGTCGAATTTGAGTTAGCAACTTCTACTGACATGGCAGGTGTAAGAGCGCCTAAAAGACAATGTACAAGAGCGTTATTTCCTCTTATTGGTACATTTAAATAATGCATTGGAAAGAAGAGGCATTAAAACATGCTAAGAAAGATTACCCAAGGGAATCTGTGGGTCTTTTGTTGAATGTTAAAGGTAAAGAAAAATATTTTGCTTGCAATAACTTAGCAATAGAAACAGAAGAAGACTTTGTTCTTGATCCGAGAGATTATGTAAAAGCTGAACATACAGGACAGATTATTGCTGTTATACATAGTCATCCAAAAACAGCACCTAGACCAAGCCAAGCAGATCTTATAAGCTGTGAGCATACAAAAATGCGTTGGTATATAGTTAATCCAAGTACTGAGGAATGGGGCTATTGTGAGCCTACAGGATACAAACCTCCATTACTAGGGAGAGTTTGGGTTTGGGGTATGACAGACTGTTGGGCTTTAGTGGTTGATTGGTATAAAGAAGAAAAGGGAATAATATTAAAAGATTACGATAGATCTATGACACCTTTGGAATTTTTAAAAAATCCATTATTTGAAAAATATGCTGAAGATACAGGATTTATAGAATTAAAACCAGATGAGGCATTGCAAACTGGAGATGTATTGTTAATGTCGATAATGCATCCAACTTTAAATCATGTAGCAATTTTCTTAGGGGATATGGTTTTACATCATTTAAGAGATAGACTATCTTGTAAAGAACCATATTCTGAGTGGTTACTAAAATGTACAGGTAAGAGGTATCGTTATGCTCAGAAAAGTTAAATTATATGGAGAACTTGCTGACTTTGTAGGTCATAAGGAATTAGATGCAGTCATTACTTGTACTGCTGATGCTATACGTTTTTTAGTATCAAATTTTCCAAAATTAGAAGCACATATGAATAAAAGATATTACAAGGTAATTGTTAATGATGATTATGAAATAGATGAGGAGTCAATAAATAATCCAACAGGACAAGCTGATATTAGCATTGTTCCAGTTATAGTTGGTTCTGGTGGGGGCGTTGGTAAATTTTTATTAGGTGCTGCTTTAATAGGATTATCTTTTGGTGTAGGTGGGTTTTTTGCTGCCCCAATTACGCTAGGTGGAGGGATCGTTGGCGCTAGTTTTGGGGCGCAATTAGCTTTTGGAGTTGGTGTTTCTTTAGTATTAAGCGGAGCAAGTGATCTGCTTTTTCCAATGCCAGAAATTCCAGATTATCAACAACCAGATGACCCACGTATTTCGTTTGGTTTTTCGGGTATTCAAAATGTTAGCAGGGTTGGGACTACGATTAATATTTGTTATGGTGAAATTGTTTGTGGCTCTGTAGTCATTTCAGCAGGTATCGACACAAATCAAGTATTAATATGAAGAAGATACAAGGATCAGCAGGTACTCAAAAAGCTGCTGCAAGTAGAGCGCCAACAACTGCACCAGATACACTTAATAGTAAACAGTTTGCAAGCCTACAAGACTTGCTATCAGAAGGTGAGATTGAAGGTAGTGCAACAGCAAGTAAAGCTGGTCTTGTAAAAGGTACACCTGCTTATAACAATGCTTTTTTAAAAGATATTTTTCTTGATGACACTCCAATCTTACAAGACACCGCTAGTAATTCTAATCCAACTGATGCTGATTTTAATTTTAAAAATGTAGAATTTGACGTAAGATTTGGTACTTCATCACAACAACATATTGTTGGTATTGAAAGTAGTCAATCAATAGTAAGTGTTGGAGTTGACATTACTAAATCAGGTGGTGGTCATGTTAAACAAATTACTAATACAAATATTGATGCTGCAAAAGTAACAATTACATTTCCACAGATACAATTATTGAAAAAGAATGGAGATATAAAAGGTTCTGAGGTTGAGATAGGAATACAAATACAATATCAAGGTGGTGGTTTTAATACCGTAATAACTAATAAAATAAAAGGAAGAACTGCTGATGCATACCAAAAAGAATATAGAGTTTCTTTTGATAGAGATAAAATTGAACAAGGAACTGCATTTCCAGTTGATATAAAAGTTATACGTCTAACTGATGACAGTACATCTT